CCAGTGCAAAAGATCTTACGAACTTTCTTCCTGCGATGCCTTTATGAACTACCTCTGCATCTGTTACTTCTACAATCTCACCCTTAATAATTAGTGTTCCATTATCTACGGATACATCAATATCTTCTTTTGAAAAACCAGCAATAGCCAGCGAGATCTGATATGTGTCTTCATCTAGTTTAAGAAGATCATACGGAGGATATGACTGTGAGTTTGTTTTGTGTGCAGTATTTAGGCGATTTAACTCTCTGTTAAAGCCAATAAAAAAAGGATCATTAAATAGATCCATAGCGTACTTTGTTACCATGTTATTCCCCTTTCAAGCGAATAAGTTAATTCCCCCCATATTGGGCAGGTATAAATATTATAGCATAGAAAAGCAGGCCTGTCAAATAACAAGCCTGCCAGTCTATAGTAAAATTACTTTACTTGATTGGTTGTCTTTCCTCCGCCAGACGACTTCTTTGCAGGAGCCTTCTTTGCGGTCTTCTTTACAACCTTAGCAGTCTTAACTGCCTTGTCTACCTCATCTACTGATGGCATCTTGCCGAATGCAGGATCGTTAGGGTTGGCTGCTCTCAATACAACGGGCACAAGTGCTCCAAGTAGTGAGTATGCTAGTGTCTTAGGGTCAGTTACACCAGAAGCATACATTGCTGTTGCTGCTCCAAGTACTGATCTTCCGTATGACGCCAGTGCGTTTTTGATTTGTTGATTCATAATTTTCCTCCTAGGATATTATTTTTGTTAGTACTGTAAAACCAATCCATAGACCAATAATTCCTGCGACTCCCGCAAAAACTGGTGGTGCTGGGACTGGCAATTTGAATGCAGCAAATACTACACCACATCCAAAACCTGTTAATACTGATAGTATCACATCTTTCATTTTTTATTTTCCTCTACATATTGTTTAATAAATGGAACTATTACGCTTACTTCTTCTGAAGGTACCGCATTAATAAGCATATGGGTTATGCCTCTACTTTCAAGAGTCTTTACAAGATCATCAAACTGTTCGTATGTAAAATAAGCAGCATCAAGCACGGGTTGCGGAACCTCTCCCTTTTTCCATACTGGTCTAACTACATGGTTTGTTAATAGGTCAAGTTCTTCTTCTGTTTTTCTAATAATAGGTGTAATTGCAATCATTATCTCCATACCCTCCAACTCAAGAGGAATTGATACAGAAGAGCCTTCTACTAAATCAGACCATCCTCTACGAGCATAAATATGATAAGGCAAAATAATCTTATGACCATATTTTTTTGCTGCTTCAAAGACGTAACTATTCGTTGTTGATACATATATGTCTAACTTGTTTCTATGGTTTGGATCACGCCAATATCCTGGAGACTCTTTGTCTTGGTCCATTTCATTTAACACTTTAAGAAACTCTATCATGTAGTTTGATCTGTCAAGGGCACTGGAATTATCATTAATATCTCCAACAACACCACCAACTCCGTCTTCATGGTCTTTTATGTATCCAGAAATTAAATTAATCTGAAGCCTGCCTCTATCTATCCTGTCCATAGATCTATTTATCATAGAAAGATATTGAGGAGATATTGTATATGGGCGGATTGCAACTAAGTATTTAATATCTTCATCTTGCTTTATATCTTTTGCTGTCTTTACAAACATGTCTCCTTCTGGGATATCATGTGTAAACATTACTCCAGAAAAGTTATGGTCATTTAAATTGGATGGATTTTTTGGATCTCCAGGGTTTCCCATCACTCCGCCAAAATAATAAAATTTCACTCTACTATTCTATCATAATCTTCTGGCAGCAGTTTTTTTAACTTTTCAAATTCTGAAGAGATTTTCTTTAAAGTAAAATCATGAGGAGCAATCATCCCATCAACTGCTGAGCCATACTTATTGTAGTAGTCAATCTGTGGACCAACCTCGTCAATGAATAACTTCAATCCAGACTGGACTTCTTCGATATATTGATAAGCCCAATCACGAGAATCTGAAACAAATTTTAAAAAGTCTTCATTAGATTTTTCTTTATCTGTTTTTCTTTGCTCTTGCTGGCTCTCTTGTAGCATAAAAAATTCAATTGTCTGAGCAATTATTTGTATATTTTTTTTCTTTTGAATGTAAAAAAGAAAAGCAAATACTGTTGATAAGACTGATAGTATAACTAACAATATTGTCTGAATCATAATTCTTTTCCGCCTTCTCTAACAAGAAGAACTATTGCTCCATTATCTTCAAGAGCCTTCTTTACACGAATCATATACTCTATTGCCTCTCTTTTAAGTTCAACAGTTTCAAGAGACATAAAGTCTTTTTCTTTAGCCTTTACAGTTAAGAAGTTATCGTTATCTACAATCTGCAAAGAAAAATTTTTAGGAGCAGTAAGTGATCTAAACGCTCTTTTCATTTGGTCTGTGTACATATTACTCCAAAGTTAAGGATTGCCATGTTATTCCCCAATCATTTTTTGTCTTGTGGCTAGAAAACTCTTTTGATATTTCCCCATTTTCCAAATATACTCCACCCCAGACACCCCATTCTTTTCCAGAAATTCCCACAGAAAAACAATCTTTTCTTACAGGACATGCTGAGCACATTAAGTCTACGGCAGGTCTTAATAGTTCATCTTCTTCATACTTATCAAAAAATACATTTGTATCATAATCAAGGCATGCAGCATTGTCTTTCCATTTAAACTTATTCATGTTATCTTACATACTTGTCAGGTATTTCCCATCCAGTTCTAGAAACGACAAAGATCTTTTTTAAGTGCCAAGCATTATTTTTTAATGCTCCCTGCTTTGACGTAAAGGCCTTATCTGACCTTGTCATCTCTACAACATCCCATCCATCCCAGGACAGGTTGCTGTTCTCGGAAACAATCGCTTCCATTTTTTCAAGAGAACTAATTGATATCATTGTATATACTCCTTAAAAATTGTATACGTTAGTGTTTATGTTTTTTGATTTTGATAAGTTAACTATATTAGAAACTTTTTCTTTTGGATTTGATACAAAAGCAAAGTGGTTAAAACTATTTATATTTTCTTCAATCCATTCAGGTGTGACCCTAAACAATTTTATTGACTTACCTCTAGACTTCATACCTCTTTCAGATAAATTTACAAACTCCATTGCCATCTCACTAATATTCCCTGGACCAGCAGAGTACAAGTAAAATTCTTTTTCTTCATTTGTCAATTCAGACAAAGCAACAGCCATTGCCCTAAGAAAAACGTTGTAGTTATTAAAACTACTAGTCCCCTGAACTCCTACTATCATCTTCAATTCCTTCTCTTAGTTTATCCATTATAAAAAGCATCTGTTCTAATTGTACCTTATCCATGCTTATCGTGTCAACTTGTTGAGCCAACTCATTGTCTATGTGCTCGTTAATCATTGGTGCTGTATAAAAAATATTGTCCTTAACCCAGTAGGCATTTTCATCAACAATGATTACTTTAATATTCATTTTTTCGTGATATTTTCTTGATTGTGTTTTAATTTTAAGGTTTTTCCCATATTGTTTGTTTTGAACATATCTGTGAAGAATCATAGATTGGCTAACAATAAAAGTTTCTTCATTGTCTTGAGTCCTATTGCGTACAAGGTAAACAAACAAAAACAGCAAGACGCACAGAGTTATGCCAGCAGCACCGAAAATGTTATTCATATGGCCTCCAGACAATCATTGTATCACTTTTTTCCTGAAATAATTCTGCAGATTTCTTCAAAAACCTTTTTTTGATTTTTTTCTAACAGATTAACAGCATCTAAATCTAAGGCTTTAGGGCCTAGTTTTACTAATGGATTTGAAGATGTTATATCCATGTCAATAAACCCATGACTCCAGAGATACATTGTTTCAGTATAGAAATACGAAGAAATGTCTTTGTAAAGTTCTGGATTTACTTCGGCAAGTTTATCTGTAAAGGTATACAAAAACTCTCCAGTTTCTGAATCTAAACCTGATGGCTCAAGTGCTCCAAGAAGTATAAGTCTTTCTATCTCTTCATCTTCGTAACTCAAACTCTAACCCTCCAAGTCATCCTTGTTGGGCCCTGATCAATTAGTTGAAACATGTGATGCTCGTATTGATCTTTTAGTTGATCGTAGATTTCTGGACTTACTTCTTTTAGTTTATCTGTTATGCTATACATCATTTCACCAGTTATCTCATCGATACCCTGAAATTCTACAGCACCTTGAAGCATTAGGTGTTCAAGCATTGCTTCTTCTTGAAGTCCCATTTTATTTTCCCGACTTTGCTCTTGCCTTCTTCAAAGCGTCAAAATCTTTGACCTTTGTTTCTCCCATGTATCCCCAGGCATGACCATCATTAATCATCTTATCATTAATAGAAACGGTATCTCCATCAAGATAAACCCAACCAAGAATACGACCAAACTTTTCAGATGAGTTCATCTTCTCAGTCTTAATTACAACAGACTTAGCACTGTCGATAGCAGCCTTCAAATAAGCCTTTGCTTCCAGTCCTAAAGCCTTTTCAGCCTTGTCTGTAGTGCGAGACTCAGGCGTGTCGATACCAGCCAGTCTAACTCTTGAACTAAAAGAAATGTCAAACCCTAAATCAATATCGACATCAATGGTATCTCCATCAACGACCTTTGTTACTTTCTTTACATAATATTCAAACATTTGTGCCCCCCTTAGACCCAATACTTAATTATAGCAGTTGCTGCAAGAATTGACCAGATTATATTAAACCAAATAATTGTTGGTAATGTTTTTACTGTTGATGACCAAATTAAAGATAAACTGGTTATTAGTGCAAAGATGTATAGCCACCAAAACTGTACACCAAAAATAAGACCTGGAATAATAATTGCTGCCTTGGTCATAAAAGCAAAGAACTCTACCGTATTTGGGAGGTTCCAATAAGATTTATGCCTCATTGTCTTTAGAGCATTAATCCACTCTGTTCTAAATTTCATTTTAATCCCTCCAAAAATTGCCTGTGATCTACACATTCTGACACTTTGTAGTCTTGATATTTTTTGTAATAGTCATACATATCAACACCCTTTTTATAATCTGCAGAATTTTCTATATATGCTTTTGCAATATCTTTATTAATTGTGTTGTGTGCAGAGCCTACAAAGGTCCAACTATTTGATGACCAGTGCTCTCCAGAGTCAAACTTGTTTGGAAGTCTGACCTTCCACTTGCTAATTTTTTCTTGCAGATCTTTTGGTGCATTCTCATATGAAAACTTTTTCCAAAACTCTGTATCATTTCTTAAAGTCATATAATGAAAATATATAAATTCAGAAATATTATTGTTCATACTAACTATGTTCTTGTTAAACTCTTGTCTTATCTCTTTTGAGTTTTCAAATAGCCATAGGGGATTGTCAAATATTTGTGTCAACTCTACAATGCTAACCCAGATCGATGTTGCTTCTAGTGGCTCAACAAAGTTTGCTGCAAGACCTACTGCCACACAGTTATTAATCCAAGGTTCTTCGTAGCATCCAGCATTGAACTTAAACCCACCCTTATCTTTTCTTGGATAGGTTGGCTCATACCCTAAAAATTCTTCTATCTCTTTAACTGCTTCTTCTTCAGAGATAAGTGATGAGTCGTATACATACCCGCAACCAAACCTATTCTGTAGTGGGATCTTCCAGATCCACCCGTATTTCATGGCAATTGCTTCTGTGTAGGATGGAATCTTGTCTGTCATCTCAACAAAAAATGGAAGAGCAGAATCTACTGGAAGGAAATCTTTATAACTTTTCCATTTAGCGTCATATACTTTTCCAATTATTAGTCTGTGAAATCCGCTACAATCAAAAACAAAATCACAGATAATCTTTTCATCATTTTCTAAAGTTAAACTATTTACATAGTTATCTTTATCTAGTGAAACATTTTTTATTGTGCCATCAACTACTTTAATTCCTCTTTTTATTCCTATTTCTTTAAGTCTATTCGCTAGTTTGGTAGCATTAAAATGTATAGAAACATTTCCTATTTTTTTATAATCATCTATGGGATCTTTTTTAGATACAAATCCAAAATCTCTCTTGTTTGCTTCCAAAGTGAATGGGACCTTGTTGGCCTCTGAAATTTTTTCTGTGAAGTCTATCTTCTTTACACTATCATTTAAAGCAATACTTGCTGCAATAAGAGGGCTATTAGAAAGATACCTGTCGTACACAGCATCAAAGCCAAGGGACCTATCTGTTGTAGAAAAACCATGGTAATAAAACTCTCCATCATTATTCCAATTTGTAAACTTGATTCCATTTTTAATAGTTGCATCACAATTTTTTATTAGGTCAGATAAAGGAATATTTAAATGGTCAAAGAAGTCTGCAAGGTATGGGGTAGACCCTTCTCCTGCTCCCAAGATTCCTATTTCTGTTGACTCTATAACTGTTATGTTTAGATCTGGGTATGACCTTTGTGCTTTGAGGGCAGTAAGCCAACCAGCACTTCCGCCACCGACAATAACTATATTCTTTGTCATTATTTTCTTCCCCATTTAACTTTGTTCCAACCACGCTCATGGAAGTAATAAAGGATTGTTTTTGTAACTACCTCGAAACTTGCGATTGCACCTGCTGTAACTGGTTCTTTAGTTATGATCCAGGATATAATAAATGTATCTGCTGTTCCAATTATACGCCAGGTAATAGCCTTTAGTGCTGATCTTGCTTTGGTTACTGTCATGATGGCCACTCCATATTATTTTCTTTAGTGGTCCAGTTCCAGACCTTAGATACCCATCTCTTTACGTTTTTGCGTAGCCGATATAGCATGAATGTCTGCCCCCAAATCTACTTGTTCAATTTTATATCCTACATCTCTACCATAAACAATGTTGGTAATGTTAGGTAGTCTTAATACTAATGCGCCATCCATAAAATCGTCTTTGGCAATATATTCTTTTACCTGATCGAACTTAAGAGGATCTTTTTCGCTTGTATTGTAGGTATTGCGGACTCCAAGAAGAACTTGGTCAGTTCTCTTGCCAGCCTCCTTGTAAAGGGCGTGGTGCCCCTCGTGCCATGGCTGGTACCTACCCAGCATAAGAGTTGTAGGTGCAGACCAGTCATGTAGTTTAAACTGATTAATGATTACCGATGCCTTTTCATTTGCATCCCATTCATGGCTTATAAAAGCAATGTCATAGTTTGTTGGCATTTCAAACATCTTGTTGGTGTCTTCAAATCTTCCTTCTTCAATTGTGTTCATGAATACCAAAATATCTGGCTTGCCAAACGCAGCACGAGTTAAATCTGTTGGACATACAAAATCTACAATTACTGGTGCTACACCCTGCTTAGCAATAAGTCTTGCCATATCACCCATGCGTCGTGCTTGCTCAATCCTGTCTTCAGGGCTAAACCCTAAATCTGAATTTACGGTTGCACGAACCTCATCTGCATTTAGATGAATAGCATTAATTCTTTCTTTGAGTGCCTTGGCTAACTCTGTCTTTCCTGAACCTGGAAGACCTATAATCTGAATAATCATTTTTCACCTATCTCTGTGTTTGGCATAATGTCAATTAACAAATGCACTCTGTCTATTTCACTACCATTATTTACATAGTGGGTTCTTGAGTTGTTTATTTCCCAACATTCTCCAGCACCCATCTTAACCCTATCGTCCCCTACACCAAAGAATACCCTATCCGAAGTAACTACTGGGATATGGTTTCTTCTTGAAAGCATAAGGTAGTCTCCTGCATCATGATGATGTGCTATATCTTGACCTGCTTTTAACTTAATCAAAAGTACCATACCTCTGACACCCTTGTGGATTCTTTCAAGGTCTGAGATTATTGGCTCAAGAATTTCAAGCAGTCCAGTGTCATTAGATGTTTTCTGAGTATAAAATTTTTCTCCTTCTTTCCACATAAGATCTGCGGTATAGACAAAGTATGAGTTAGTATCCTTATGAACATAGTAGTTGTCTTGTCGTGATGTATTAATAAACCACTCGTCAGAAAAACTATCTATATATTTTCTGATGGGTTCAACATCATACCTACTGTGTTGCTTAAAATTAAAGTCTTCCAGTGTCTTTCTCATCTTGCCTCCAGGGTCTGATTAAAATCTTTAGAATATCCAAAGTTAATAAAGTCAGAACTGTAAAAGTCCTGAACCATATTTATTTCTTTATCAGTATAGTCTTCTATATACGATTCTACCACATAGTTGCCTACATTGTAAAATCCAAGTTCCCAGCCAAGTTCATCCTCTAACTCTTTTAGGTTTTCAAACTTATAAAGTCTTTCAACCTGGAGATTATCTTGGTCCATAATATAAAAAGATTGGGGTATGTGAAGCAGTGGGCTTATTGTAGATATTTTCCCCTGCTTAATATTATCTAAGTACTGTGAAAAAGAGATGTCTGTTTGATTAGTTTTATTGTATTGCTTATAGCAACTGTAGGTTCTTGTGTAGGGGTTTCTTACAACAGAAAAAGAGAAGACTCTATCGTCTATTATGTTTGCTTCTTTTAAATACGAGTATGGATCATGATGCCTTGGCCATTCTCTTTTCCAGTTGTCTAAATTATTTTCATCTAATATTTTAGAAATTGAAGATCCTGCAGTCTTTGGTATATGAACAAATAGTATTGAGTTATAATCTTTTTGATTAATTATCATGATGTTCAGCCTCACTGTTTATTTCTTTAACAAGTTTATGAACCATCATGTCATTATTTTGGTTCCATGCTGTGTCCAGATTAGTAGTATTGGTGAATATTAGTAGGTCAGTTATCCCTTCATCCTTGAGATCAAATATTTGTTGTTTTACTTTTTGATAGTTTCCAACTATTGACCAACCCAAGAACCTAGGATTAAATACAGAGGTCTTTTCTTTATACTCTTTAATCTCTTCATCTGATTCTAAGATAGTTACATTGGCACTAACCATTCGATTTTTAATACCATCAAACTTTTCTGGATTTTCTCTGTAGGTATCTAGCATACACAAGGACGTTCCATTAAACATTCTTACAGTCTCTAGAGAATAGTCAGAAAAACCACTAAAGACCATTGGTGGTCTTGCTTTTGTTGGACAATACAATTTGTACATGTTTACAAAATTTCTTAAGTAGGTGGTTCTTTTTTGAATGCTATCTACTGATTCTGATTCTCCAAAAATATCAAATTCTAAATCTGGCTCATCTTCTCTTTGATGAAAATCTCCAGCAACCCAATTAAATACAAGCCTATTACTGTCTATTTGATCATATCCTATAGTCATCATTGCAGCATACTGAGCACTTACGTGATATGGTCTTAAAGCAATCATATACTTTAGTTTATGGCCTGGAGTAAGTGCAGCAGCAGACTTTATAAAATAGTCTGCTTGTGCTGAATGAAAGGTAAGTAATACTGAATCATATCCAGAGTCTTCTAGCCTATGAGAAAGATCTTTTAGTCCCTTTACATCCTTATGTTGATCTCTCAACATATAGTGAATCTTCATTACTAGGCTAGTTTTTCTCGCTCATCAATGACACTGATCATAAATGACATCATGCTATTGTATCCATCTGGTATAGACATAATCTTGTTGTAATGGTGACCACAAAATAACAATTCTCCGCTAATTCCAGTCACTTTAACTAACGCTTCAGCGTTGCAACGATCACATCTATCTAAAGGCGTAAGAGTCCATTCTTTTTCTTCTACCTTTTCCTTGGTCATACCAAACATTATACTACCGCTTTCTGTTATCAGTGGAATAAAATCCACTACCGTTGAATACTGCTCCTACATTAGAGTATACACGAACTAGCGTGTGATTGCAAGTCTCGCATGTATATCCAGGATCATTTTCTTTAATAGAACGTTCCTTGATATATCTTTGTGCACATGGCATACAATCATATTCGTACAGTGCCATAGATTACTTCTTCTTTTTTGCTTTTACTGTCCAGACTGGTGCATTGAGATTGTCTCCGCCCCACTCATATCCAAGTGTTTTAACAACAAACCTAATAAATTTAATACGCATTATTTTACCTTGTGTCCAAACTTTGCCCAGACTCTCTCATGTAGGTAATAGAATGTCATTTCTAATGCCATGTATGAAAGTGCATATAGTCCAACATACTCCCACTCAGCCTCACCATAAATTATATGGCTTGCTGCAAATAAAATTCCAGCAACAAAAGTAAAATGTACAAATGGCCAACTGATTGTTTTTAGTACTGATTTCTTTTTAGATTCCATTATAGTGCTACCTGAGCCTTTCCTCCGCCACCAGATGACTTCTTTGCAGCAGGCTTTGCAGCCTTCTTTGGTGCTGGTGTTGATGTCTTTGCAGATTCAACTATCTTGTTAAGTAGTGGAGCATTCTCTTCACCAGTATAAACTGGACGACCCCAGCCGACTACAGCGTTGACCAACTTCTTCTTGTTGTTCTTTACATATGCACGAGTCTTCTCTACGCACATTCCGCCGTTGCGCTGATCTCCCTTTGCAGTTCCTGAAGTGTTTCCTTCAATAACTTGGATCGTTCCATCTCCGTTGTTCTTAATGCAAAGACCAACATGTGAAATACGATTTACACCATCGTCTGGGAAATCAAAATAGATCCAGTCTCCTGGAGTTGGATCATCATTGCGAGCATCTGACCAACGCTCATTCTTCTTAAACCAATCTGCTGCTTGAACTGTTGATGCAGACTTAGGGAATGACTTTACTCCCGCAGTAAATGCTGTCCAAGAAACGAATGACTGGCACCATGGTTGAAAATTAACCTTGATCCATGCGCCGTACTTTGTTTCGTTATCTTTAGGGCCTTCTATTGTCCCTACTTCTTTCTTTGCAACCTCAATGATTGCTTCTACTGATCCTTTTGCTGCCATGATATGCCTCCTTGTTGACATGTACTTCTATTATATCACGCTGTCCCACCTGGCCTCGATCCAGGGACATCCGAATTAACAGTTCGGCACTCTACCATCTGAGTTATAGGACAATGGGGCAGTTTTAAGTCATGCCTAGGACTATTTTTTAGTTACGAATATATGATGCTGTACCAATTAAAATCTTTGGAAGAGATGCTAAGTACTCTCCAAAAGTTTTAAAGGTGTTGCGGTTTACATATGATGCTGCTGATACTACTGTTGCTACAGAACTTCCAGCAGTCTTCAGTTCTGACCCGTTATACTTTGTAATCTTTACCAAACCAGGGGCAACCATATCAAGTCCAGGACCTGTATTGGTAACGCCTTCAAGTTGTGTTTCATTTCCTAGCGCACCTACACCGATTACTCCTGGGATACATGCTGGGAACCCAACGAATGTTTGCTTATCATTACCAGTTGCAATAAATGTAGGAACATTGATCATGTTTAATTGTGATACCTGATTTGTAAATGCACCAGATGAATCTCTGCAACCAGGGTGAGGAGACTTAGCCTTTGTTTTTAGATCTGTGTGAATACCAGACTGACTCACTGAAACTGCGTCAATACTGTACTTTGATGCATTTGCAGTTACCCATTCTAAACCCTTAAGAATAGTTTCTCCATTGCTTGGTGTTGATGAGTTTCCTAAAGATGTAACATTGTGGATTCTGATAAAAACAATTTTAATGTTTGGATTAGTTACCAATGCAGCCTTAACCATCTGATCACCGTGATAAGTTCCATTGTTTAACCAAGTTTGACCAGTAGTTGGCCATGGCGCAGATGCTGCACCTGGACCTTCCATGAATTGCTGTCCGTTAGGGCAAGCCATATTCTTCACTGTTGTAAAACAAACCTCGTGAATAATTGATGAAAAGTTCTTAGAGTTAATGGCTGTGTCAAGAATTGCCAAAACCTTTTGATCTTGTGCCTGTGCTGGTGCAAGTGCTGTAAATGCAATTGCGATTGATAGTAGTGCTAGTAGTGTCTTCTTCATTGTGTTCTCCTTGTTGTTGTTTATTGTTTGATTTTTAAAACTACTTGGCAAGGGTCTCCGCCCTCTTCCCATTCTTGTTGTTCTTCATCTGTCATATAGGGATCTCCCTCATGAGTATTGCAGAACGGCTCTGTTACCCATCCCCGCTCAATTCCGTTTTCAAGCCAGATCTCAAACTCATCAAAGTCTGACTCTATATTCTGAATGTCCTTTAGGATCTCTTCAAATTCTTCGCTCATATATTTAGTATACTCCTAAAGACTGACAATGTCAACTGGACCCATGCAGGATGGGTTAAATTTAATAGCAGCATTTACTGCTTGCATTACTCTGTTCCTTGCATTTTTCTGCTTATCTGTTGCATACAAAACCCCATAAGCATACTCTGCGCCAGAGCCCATGGCAAGATATGGAAGTGTGTACTTAGATAAAGACATATCTCCAGAACTGTGTTCATAGATGTTTCCACGAACTGCAATAATTAAACCAAGGTCTCCATCTTTAGATGTGTCTACCCAGAACTCATTATAGAATTCACGCAGTTCTTTAATAAACCTTGTCTGCATAAACCTATCTGTATCTTTAATGTTAGGCGCAGTTGGTTTAAAGTTGTAACGGATTCTTTCTCCGTCCATTGATCCAGCATATCCAATTAAGTATGGACCTATCTTCCAAACCTTTGGTGCTTCAAGTGCGAGAATGGTACCATCATCTGATGCTCCACGATCTCCAGCCATATAAATTTTATCTTCATGGCGTACAACTGCAATACAGGTCATGACAGAGCCCTCTCCAGATATGTGATACTCAAGTATACCATTACCCAGAGAGGGCTGTCAACTACCGTCAATAATGACTAATTAGCCTTTTTGTCTACCGTCTTAAACGCATCATTGATCTCTGCCAATGTGAGTTTTCCATCGTCCAAAAAAGCCCTTGCCAGTCTTTCAATGACTGTTGCTACGCCTAATAGTCCTGCTAAGAATACTGCCTGAACTGTGTCAATTCCTACTACTGCTCCAGCACCAAGTACTGATAGACCAGATGCTGCAAAGACTGCTACGATTCTCATCAAGATATTAGTGATTGCCTTTTGTGGGTGTTCTTTCTTTGGGGGTTCTACTATTTTTTTAGTTGCCATTATTTTTCTCCTTTTCCTGCAAAGTATCCACCAATAATTCCTATTAGTCCTACTAGTGCATTTTGTACTAAGGCAATTGCATCTGAGTTAGTTGAAAACTTTTCTCCTGATGTTGCCTGTTGCATTAACATTGAAGAGTATTCTCCAATAACTACAAGGCCTATAAAGCCTAATATTCCTAGGGTAATTACCCACATTAGTTTATCTTTCATTCGTCATCATCTCTATTTCTAATCGGATAAGTTATTGCCCAAACAATTAATGTACCTATAATTGCATAGCCCACTATCGTCTTTGCGGAACCGTCTAGGACTACCCAGGCAATAAACATACCTAAAAGTGTCCACAATTGATCTATCATATCTCTTACTATTTTCATCATGGTCTTCTCCTTACTCCCCTGGAATCGCCAACGGCTCCTCCTCCACCTGATCCTCCACCAGAACTTCCTCCTGATGTAGATCCTCCAGTGGATCCTGCTGCTGCAGCAACAGCATTAATTGCTGCTCCTGCTGCGACAACTGTTGCAACAACCATATCTGTTGCTTCTTCTCTTTCTCCTTCAGTCATATCTGCACCAATACTTCCAATTGCAGCAAGTGCTGCTCCTGGGTCTGTAAATGCTGCTTCTAATAATGCTCCAGGATCTGTAACTAATTCTACATTTGCAGCAACTTCTGCAGTAATGACAAGGGCTTCTCCGCTTTCAGATGTTCTAACTTCAACAGGAGTTTCTTTTGGAAGATCTTTATACTCAATTCCAGCATTTTGAATTTGTTCTGCTGTAACATTTTCTCCAGAAGATATTGCTGCTGCTACAACTACTGTTGCAATTAAATCTTTTTGCTCAGAGGTGAGTGGTTCATCTGATTTTTTAATTGCATCTACAATATTTTTAACTTCTTCTTGAGTTACTTTTCCATCTGAATTAACATTGTCTAAAACCTTCTTAGCATCTTCTGCTGTAATTTTTCCACTTGCTAAAGCCTTTTCTTCTGCAGCCTTAGCATCTGCTTCTGCTTTAAGTCTTGCAGCCTCAGCCTCTTTAGCCTTTTGCTCTGCTAATAGTTTTGCTTCAAGCGCAGCCTTATCTTTAGCAATCTGCTCTAATCTTTCTTTTTCTGCCTTAGACTTTGCTTCTTCAGCAGCAATTCTTTCTCTTTCAATACGAGCATCCTCTTCTGCTTTTGCTTTAGCCTCTGCTTCTGCTTTTAATCGTGCTTCTTCTGCAAGTCTATCTTTTTCTCTTTGTTCTTCCGCTGCTTTTTCAGCAGCAATTCTTTCTGCTTCAAGTCTTGCCTCTTCTTCAGCCTTTGCTTTGGCTTCTGCTTCTGCCTTGAGTCTGGCTTCTTCAGCAAGTCTTGCATCTTCTTCCGCTTTTAGTCTAGCCTCTTCCGCTGCCTTTGCTTCTGCTTCTGCCTTCAGACGAGCCTCTTCTGCTGCTTTGGCCTCTGCTTCTGCTTTAGCCTTTGCAATTTCTGCTGCTACTCTTTCTTCCTCTGCTTTCTTTGCAGCCAACTCAGCAGCAACTCTTTCCTCTTCAGCCTTCTTTGCTGCAGCCTCTGCTGCTAAACGATCTGCTTCCGCCTTGGCTGCTGCTAATGCAGCAAGCCTATCTTTTTCTGCTTGTTCTGCTGCTGCCTTTTCTGCAGCAATGCGATCTGCTTCTGCTTTGGCTGCGGCTTCCGCAGCAAGGCGATCTTGTTCTGCTTTAATTGTAGCCTGACGCTCTGCTTCAACTCTTGCTGCTTCAGCAATTGCTGCTAATCTTGCAGCCTCTGCTGCTAACGCAGCCTGTCTTGCTGCTTCTTGTTCTGCAGCAATTCTTTCTTGCTCAGCAATTGCTGCTAATCTTGCAGCCTCTGCTGCTAACGCAGCCTGTCTTGCTGCTTCTTGTTCTGCAGCAATTCTTGCATTCTCTGCTGCAAGTGCTGCTAATCTTTCTGCTTCAACTCTTGCTGCTTCCTGTTGCGCTGCTAACAACGCTGCTGCTTCTGCTTCAAGCCTAGCAACTTCTGCCAATCTAGCAACTTCTGCTAGTCTAGCAATCTCTGCAAGCCTTGCCACTTCTGCTAGTCTTGCTATTTCTGCTAACCTTGCTTCTTCTGCAGCAATAGCAGCGAGTCTTGCGTTCTCTGCATCAATAGCAGCCTGTGCTGCTGCTTGCTCTGCTGCAATTTCCTCTGCAGTCTTTCCAATTTTTAATGTAACAACATTTGAGTTTTCAGAGTATAGTGCTAATGTATCATTGTCTGATCTAATATGAAATGACCATACAGTCCCGCTTGGCATCAAACTTTCAAGTAGAGAGTGATCAATTGTTATTGTTGTATTTAAAGAATTAGGTCCACCAACATTTCCAGTTGCAATTCCCCATCCGTTACAGCCAGAACAATTAAAACTTATTGCATATCTTTCTGGCTGAGTGTTACCAGTATCTGGGGCTTCCCAAGTCAGAGTTGTTGTAGTTGCGCCATCTACTACCGTAAGGTTTCTTGGAGCACCTATTGTTTTTACTACTGGGGCTGCTTGTGAAGTAAAGGCTGATGATGGGATGATACCCATAGATCCAGATTGATCCCAATATAAGAATACGTTTGCTCCCCCACCATTTTCATAGTACATTAATTCTATGGTTTTTGGAACTCCTGCTGTAAAAGATACTGGAGCAGAGGTTGATCCTCCACCACCCTTGTCAACCCAGTCATCTGTTATTAATGCTCCATCAATGTAGAGCCTGGTACCGTCATCTCCTGTAGCCATAAAGGATATGTTTTGAGTAGAATCGCTTCTGATTGAGCCCGTAAAACGTACAATAACGTCCTCTGCTGGGCCACCTAAGACACTACCGCTACCCCATTGGAAGTCAATATTGGGGACAGTGGTCGTAACGACTGGAGAAGCACCCTGTGGGATATATGGAGAAGCATTTTGTCCCAGGACATTATAGACTTGAGCAGTTAATCCTTCTGCTGCGTGAGCCTTGTCAACCCCTACAAGCAGGGGAAATAGAGCAAATGATAGTACCAGTACTATGCGTAATAATTTTTTAATACCTCTTCCCCCTCATTTAGACTATGTCTAATAAGGTTAGTATATCATTTTATTTAAAAAGAAAGGGGGCTGGCACTTGGCCAACCCCCTAACTTATGAAGTTAAATTACTTCTTTAGTGCAACCTTAGCCTTTGGATTAGCCTTGTTCCACTTTGCAGCCAACTTGTTATAGTCAGCCTTTAACTTTGCTGCTGCAAGGTCATTTTTTGCCTTGACTGATGCTGCTGTTGCATCTGATAGTGTCTTAGCATCTGCAAGAGCCTTATCTGAAGCAACCTTTGCATCTGCAAGTGTCTTAGCATGTGATGCGATAGCATCTGCAAGAGCCTTATCAGAAGAAACCTTTAGATCAGCAAGTGCCTTAGCAGATGAAGCCTTTAGATCTTCAAGCAACTTTGTTGTTGCTGCTTGTTCTGCCTTGCTCTTTGCAAGTTCTACCTTAAGATCAGCAAGGATTCTTTCTGTAGCAGCCTGTGCATCTGTAAGACCCTTAATTGCTGCATCGGCAGCCTTCTTAGCATCTGCTGCTTCAGCAATAGCCATAGCAATCTGTACATTTGCGTTTGCAAGGGCAGCCGAGAAATCATCTCTTGACTTATTTGCTGCAGCGACTGCTGCTGCTAGTGCTGACTTATCTGCAACTAATGCTGCATTTGCAGCAGAAAGAGATGCCTTGTCTGTGTTGGCAACTGCAAGATCTGCCTTTAGTCCCGTAATAATTCCTGCAAGATCAGAAACTGTAAACTTTGCAATAGCAGACTTTACTGGAGCAGCAAGGCCAGTTACGGCTGTTACTGATGAAAGTCCTGTTGCAACTACTGTAACATCGCCAGCAACTGCTGTTGCAAGTGCTGCTGTGACTGTTCCAAGAACAGCGCCAGTTGAAGTGTTTGTTGCTGCTGCTGTAGTTAGAGACTTAGAAACAGAGGCATCAGCAAATGTTGAACCAATCAAAGTCACTGTTGCTGTATCTGAAACTGAGTTTCCAAATACATCTGTTGTTGTAAGAGCAATTGTAGGTACTGTGCCAACTGCTGTTGCAGAAGGAACTGTTAGTCCTAGGTTATATGCTGATCCAGCAATACCAGAAATGTAAACAATTGTTGAGTATGATCCGTTTGTTATGGTTACTGTTCCAACTGCTGTAGTTGTTGTGTATGCATATACAGTCAATGCTGTACCAGCAGACGTAATTGAGAGTGTTGAAACTCCTGATGCAACTGTCTTTGGTGCATCGGTTGTGTGTAGTGCTGTTACCAACTTAACTGTTGATGAAGCAACAAAAGAAACGATTGTTCCTGTATCTGCTGTTGCAGCAAGTGCTACAGATGTACCAGATGTTATCTGGTTTGCAGATGGTACTGCAACTGTTGCAGGTGCTGCTGCTGTTGTTGCGTTAGTAACTGTTGCAACCGTAACGGCTAGAGGTGCTGCCGAAGAAGGTGCTACAGAAAGTCCAACGATTGCTAGGGCTGCAGCAGTAGCAATTGAGATTTTCTTAAATGAATTCATTTTATTCCTTTTCTATTATAGTGTTTTTAGTCCATCCAAATAGTCTTGTATTTCTGCTATTTGGCTAGGTTTATATTGTATCACATTGCGACTTTCCAGGTCAAATTGCTCCTCTGGAGTCTTTGGTCTGTCTTTAAAGGTGTGAACCTCTACTTCAGTGTCTATATTTTTTGGGGTATGTGATATTGCCCCAAATATTGCCCCACACACAGCATCAGCCAAGTCCTTTGACTTTTTGCGTGGGTGGTCAACTCTATCATTTTTCATTATTTTTAACTGGGTTAGTTCATCAAATAATAAATCAATTGCAGGCATAGCAAGTCTTTCTTCATATACAAGCATAGCCATATCCTCATAATGTTTTTTAGCAACAGAAACAGTATCAGTCTTCATTCCTACTTGCTTTAATTCATTTTGAATATCAAACGACTGCCAACGGTCAAAGGAAACCATTCCAATATCAAACCCAAGTCTTCTAAGGTTCTGAATCCATTGCTTTACTTCAGATAGATTAACAGGGCCCTCAACTTTTGGCTCCCACCATGCTACTGCATCTACTACTACAATTGGTGCTACTTGTTCGTAGTTATTAATTACTTGTATGTTTACCCATTTTTCTACATGTGCAATTGCTACCGCACACTTATCGTGCTTCTGTGCAAGGTCAGCGTGAACATAATACTTCTTTGTTGGGTCTGGCTTAAATGATTCGTCAAACCTTTTAAATGTATCTACTGGGTTTCTTAATGTCATGCAGGCTCTTACTTTGTCTGCCTGCTTAAAGAATGCATCAGAAGCAAATGTTGGTACACATGCAAAGCGCATCATTGCATCTCCAAGGTCCGTCATGAATGCAATCATGAAGTCATCTATCTTGCGTGTAGGGTTTACTTCCCATGTAGGTCTTTTTAATGCGAACACTCCTGGATACTTGTATGAAAGTATCTGATCTTCATCCCAGGAAATTTCAAATGAGTTGTCTGGGCTATCTTCTGGAAGCAGTGGGTTGATAGTAAACTTGTGTGTTCTTTCAATAACCTCTTTCTCAGCAATAACATCATCATACTTTTCTGAGATAAAGTCTCCTGGATATCTTGGAAAAGAAAGAAGAACAACCTTGCCCAAGTCAGGGAAACGAGAGTCTACAGAACCACGGAAAGCCTTGTAGATATTATCAGCAGTCTTTCCTTGTTCATTTCCTGTTCCAACCTCAGATGCAAAACCAGAAATCTCATCAAGAACTGCAAGAAGCAAGTTCAAGCCCTCATGTGACTCACGCTCAGAGTGACCAGAGTAAACTGTAATAGACTTGTCAAACTCAACTGAATCTGCTTTAGCATTGTACTTTCCTGCAAACCAAGGTGATCTTTCAATCTTTGATTTAAAACCTTTAAAGAAAACATTCTTGGCCTGTTGTGCGTTAATAGCAACGTTGATTAGGTCAATAGCATCTCCAGAGGGCTTACCAAAATACTTTGCTGGATCTTTAAGGCATAGAAGTTTGTATACAATGTATGAGCATGCTACGGTTGATGTGAAGTCTTTTCCAGATCCCTTGCCAAGTTGCAGAATGATTTCATTCTTTGTGTACTTGTCGTAGTACCTAATTCCTTGTTCTTCCCCCATAATATTTATCAAATCTTCTTTGCGGTAGATCTGACTCATGGCTTCTACGATGTCGTACTGAATATCAGACAGTGGAGGCTGTCCAAGGTAGGCTTCACCCTCTACAAATGTTCTTGCATCTACTGGAGTTTCTTCGAAATGATCATCTTGAAGTGCCTCAAGAAACTCATTGAACATCGTGGACAACTGTAATCACCTCGTTGTCTTTTGCAAATGAAGAAAGCCTACGCATAATCTCATCACGAACCTGTGGGTACTCTGAAGCAATGTCTTTTAGTATTAAAACAAGCACTTCTTGTCTTCTTTCAATCTCCATCATCTCTTCTGCTAATTCTTTATTTTCAAGTAGACCAGCCTTTTGTAGCATATCAATACGCTTAGACTCAATGTCCATTACAAGTTTAATAGCAGCAGTCTTTGCGCTAAGATTATTTGTCATTGATGCTTCATCAATAACTTCGTATGTACGAGAGACCAACTTGCTGTAGTGTGTGTCAGCAGCAGCGAGTGCTTCTTTAGCACGAGCACGAATAGCATCGTTTGCAGATGCCATAACTTTCCACTCATTAATAAGGGTTACTACTCTTTGTCTTGGTATTGATAGTTGTTTGGAGATTACTGTTGGGTCATTGCCCTTTAAGTATTCTTCTACTACTTGATTTACTTGATCAAGGTGCTTAACTAGATCATCTTCAGTTGACATATTTTCCCTCTAGTCTATTGATTTCATCCTTGATATAAAAAATTGCTTTCTCAAGATCTTGTATTGTTTTTGCCTCATCTTTAAGTCCTGCTCTCCACAAATACTTGAAGGCATTACCAATATTAAAATTACGATGACGAGTTATCTCAATGCACTCAATGCCAGATGGATCTGATGTGTAGTGCAGTGGATTATTTACTTGGTCAACGGTTATGTTTAGATTATCACTCATAAGATTCCTCTTCATCAGATTCCCAATCAAATGTTTCTGGAATTCCTTTTAGTGCAGCAAATGCAAACGCAAAACCAACGCTACCTGCTACAGCAAGCGCTACCAATGCCTTCTCAACTTTGTTCATCTTTTCGACCTCCTCAATCCAAACTTAGCAAGGTATACGTAGATAGTCTCTAGGCTCACTCCGCACTCCTTTGCAATTTCTTCTGGAGTCTTCTTGTCCATAAGATATCTCTTACGCATAAAGACTTCTGATGTATATAGTTTAGCAGCCATGGTGCTATTTGTCAACTCCAATTGCTTTCCCCCAGTTTTTTATAGCCCAGTGGCCAATGCCACACGCATCAGCAACATCGTTATCAGTAATAGTTCTATCATATATAGTGTTAATAAATTTTATAGTTCTTTCTTTACGAAGATTTCTTTCGTAAGTTTTATACCAAGAAACTGACTTACCAGGATGCTGTGAACGAATAAAAAGTTGTTCGTCTTTAGATATCTTCTTATTTCCTATATAGTTTTGCCAAGTGATTGGTGAAACAGTTCCTATTACTCTAGTTCCAGTTTGACCAGCAGCACCAAGGATTGCTCCCTGAACCAAGGCAAGATCTGCAGCAGTCTTTGGACTGTTCATGAATACTGTGTGCTCGATAACTATTGCCTCAAACCCACCATATATATCAAAAAATCCTTTTACTTTTTTGCCTGCGTCCATTACTTTTTCGTATGTATTGTTTCCTTCAAAAGTAATCTTGCCAACTGACTCAAGATCTTCTCCAGAAAATAAAGAAAAAGCAAGGCTATTAGTACTAGCGTCAATAGCACAAATCTTATGTGGCTTGACCTCTATACCCCATTTATTTTTTGCCATTTGTTTTATCCTTAATTGCCTTAATTGCTTTACTTACCGCATCTGGATTTACCGAACAAGATGAGCACACGGGGTGATCATTATATATTGATAGTGGTAAAGAACAAGATTTGCACAATCTTATTTTGCCTTTTCTTTTTAATCTTTTTGATTGTATATACCTTGCAGCAATTTTTTCTTTTGTTGCAAGTTCTCTACACTCAACAGAGCAATATATTTGGTAAGATACAGACTGCTGAAATTGTTTATCGCAAAAGTTACAATGTCTCACTCAGGATCTCCAGGGGTGCTATTTTTAACACGCCTGGACCTGCAGACTCACATGCTTTTTTAATTGGGCATGACTTGCATATCTTGGAGTTTGATCTATAGTTTTTGTTTGGCAGGGTTCTATCTTCCCATGTCTTTCTAACTAATCTCATCCAATCAAATGCCTGGTCTACCCACCGACGGTAATGATCGTTTACATCTACAGGTATCAAAAGAAGTTCATGATTATTTTTATTTTCATAAATCATGACACCTGTTGGCTTCTTTAAGATCTTCATATAGATAAGTAGTTGCATCAAGTGACCAGTCTTGGCCTTTCCAGATGCCTTTCTATATTCAAACCCTTCGTTCATCATTGTTTTAATTTCACCAATGAGTTCTTCTCCTTGCCAATTAAACATGACATCCCCATACCCAAAGATAGGAGGATCTTCATTTATAATCTTAAACTCTGTTGTTGCTTCATTATTTTCATCACGGAAAACCTTAACAATACCAGCATTTAGCATTGCGTTTTGAATTCTTGCATGTGATAGAGTTCCAGCAGTCATATTTGCTGATGCGTATGCGTCTGCATTATCTTCAAAAATCTGACCATCAAATGCAAGGTACCAGTATCTTGCACACTCTCCATGGCCATAAGCAATGGTTGATGGTGCAAAAGTTTTCTTTGTTGTATGCTTGTCTACACGAGTAATCGTATAGCCTTCTTTAATCTTTGCCTCAAGTCCCGCTATATCCATGCGGTGAATCGGCTTTTCTTCTGGCTTTATCATTACAGTGTGCAGTAAATTCTTCGTCATCGTTTCTCGTTTCTATTAGTATAAGTATAGCAGATTAGCGTGTAATATATTTGAGTGCAGACACTAAATTATTAAGCGACTCTGCTGCCGTATAATAAAGATTCTTCTTGCCACGATCTGACTTGTCCACATTGGCCATCCATGTAGCCTTAAAAGCCATCTTTGCTGCAATTGCTTGAAGCCTTACGATCTCTACGTGAGCAACATTGATTGGAATATCTGGCTTTATAATTAATTTAGCAATCATTGTTAGTGCCACCGTAAGTTCTTCGTCTTGCATATAGTCTGCTATCTCAGCCAAACCATTGACCATATCTATTGTTGTTCCTTGTTGTTCCATTATTCCTCCACCATGTCTTCTAGAATACTCATCTCAATTATAGCAAGTCTGACCTTAGAGTTACCCTCGCCTATTACGACTACTATGGCTGGGTCCTTGCCATTCTTCATAGCATCTGTAGTAGCCTTAGCCCAAACCTCTTTATTTAAAGTAAAGGATTTGCCAACCTCTTTAAAGTCTACGACAAAGTTTTTCCAGGAAGCATCTCCCTTTTGGGTATTACGACCAGAGTTCTTGTGCTGCTTAGCACCAATCCTTTTAGACTCACTCTTCTCCGTCATCAAAATCCTTCTTCTTTCTTCTGCCCAGATATACAGTGGTTAGATGCTTATCTTTGCACATCCAAGTTAATGTTTTTGTTTCAGCATAGCATCTCAATGTTGGAACTATTGCTTTGCATGTGTGGCAAACCCACTGACCCTGATAAACAGTATAACTAGCCATTTAGTTTAGCCTTGATTGATTCTTGCAAATCAAGATCCTCCCTTACACGATTAACGAATGCTTCTTTGCCTTGCACCTTTGTTCCGTCAGGAAGGATATACCAGGCACCTGTTCGTTCTACAATGCCGTTTAGTTCTGCGGTAGTAACCAGATCACCGATGGTATCAAGACCAATATCGTCACCTCTAAAATAAAAATCATACTCACCAGACTGGAACCCTGGAGAGGTTTTTGAGAACTGGAGTTCCCACTTAATAGTTCTACCAATTTTTTCTTCAATTAGTTTATCTCCTACCTTGATCTTGCCCTTAATCGCTTGATTGTCTGACTCTGAAGAAAAGAGTTTAACAATACATGAGGAATAAAACTTAGTAGCCTGACCACCAGAAGGCTGCTGGCTAGTATACATAGCATTAATATTGTTACGAGACTGAGAAATAAGAACAAGCAGAGTTGGCTTAACTTTATTGTTTGCATAGTTAAGCATTTTCCATGCGTTACTAAAGTCACGGGATTCGGCTCCAATCTGTTTAGTGTTTTCTAATGCCTTCATTTCATCTGTATCTTTTTCAAAATAGATTGCTGGAAGCATTGATGTAATAGAGTCTACCACAATTAGGTCTACGCCAGCGTTCATTAACCCAACACCTACGTCTACCATGTCGCTAATAGTTCTTGCTTGTGAGTAGATTAATTTTTCTGGATCTACCCCCAAAGTTCTTGCCCAGTCTTCTGAGTATGACATCTCAGAGTCAATCCATGCACACAACTTACCCTCTGCTTGGGCTAGAGCAATCATCTGAAGGCACATAGAAGACTTTGCAGAAGACTTTGAGCCCCAGATAAGAACTTGTCTGCCATAGGGTAGACCACCTCCCAGAGCACGGTTTAAGCCAAAACTAGGAGTAGGTTGATACTCATAGTTGACACCTACCCCACTGCCCAATCTCTTTCTCAACTTAGGGTCAAGTTGTGCTAATGCTTCTTCTATACTAACTGACATGTACATCCTCCAATGTTACTGTTCCGTCTTTAGTCTTGCCAAAATCAAACTTGTATGACTTTCCTTCTTCAATATGCATATATGCTTTTGCAAAAGATGTAGGGAAAACTGTAATAGAGTGCAAATCTCTACTTGTGTCTGCAAGTGTAAGAGATGCCATCTTCTTTCCAGCCTTCGTAATCCTTGGTTTAAATGAAACCACAAACATCTCATCATCCTTGTAAGGTAACTGCTTGTAACTTAAGAATTTTACAAGAGCATGTGATGATTCTTTTATCTCATCTGAAGGTATGAAAGAAACAATCCTGTTATCATTACACAAGACAAGATAAGAACGACCTGTCTCAATAGTTGTATTTTCATCGTCAAATATACCGACACTGCCAGTTTTGTCCAAAATTTCAACTCGTGACCATCCTGTTCCTCGTTTAATTGATTTTACCATACCCATAAATATGTATGATCCTTTTTCTTCAAAGTCAACAATGTCCTGAATGAATGCATAATAATGAGAAGGTATTGTTATATTAAACTCTGGAAGGTTTAAATACTCATACAAATTCTCTTTAATCTCTTGATCATTTCTAGGATTGTCATTAAATGTTGCAGCGCCTATTGCTCTTAGTGCCTGTAGTGCACGACTGTTTACTCCGTTGCCCTTGGTAAATGTAAATTCTTCAAGTTCTTTGTACGAATTGAATGGTCGTGCTGATATGTATCGCTCACCAATCTTGTCAGATATGAACTTGATAGAACTGAGTCCAAACCGAATGCCTTTACCCTCAATTTTAAAATCAATATCCGAATCGTTAATGTGAGGTAACTTAACGCTAATGCCCATTCTTTTTGCTTCAATAAGATATTCAGTTCTCGCATCTTTGTCCTTTTCATTTTTTAGCACTGAGTACATAAACTCAAGTGGATAATAATACTTTAGCCATGCTGTCCAATAGGATAGTGTTGAATATGCTACTGCGTGTGACTTGTTGAATGAGTACCCTGCGTGAGCCTCAAAGTCATGCCATAGGTCACGAGCAAGGTTTGGAGAAATAAACTTAGAGGCACCCTCTACGAACTTCTCTTTAAACTGATCAAATTCTTTAGCATCTTTTTTCTTGCCAATGATCTTTCTAACTTTATCTGCTTCCGACATGGACATACCGCCAAGGTGTACGCATGCTTGCATAACTTGTTCCTGGTAAAGAATACAGCCATAGGTGTCCTCCGTAAATTGTTTTAGTACTTGGTGTGTATAAGAAATATTTTGACGACCATGCTTACGATCAACATAGTCCTTACCAATAGTATTCATTGCACCTGGACGGACAAGTGCGTTTGATGCTGCAAGTTCGTTTAGATTCTTGACACCCATCTTAACAAGAAGGTTTGTGTATGGTGCTGCTTCACACTGAAACACACCCTTAGTATATCCATCTGACAACATTTGATATACATTTGCATCGTCCATCTTAATCTTAAGAAGGTCGATCTTTTTACCATCTCGCTCTTTGATTATATCAATTGTATTCTTAAGAACAGATAAAGTCTTAAGACCAAGAGCATCAATCTTAATCAAACCAATTCTTTCAGCCTCTTCCATGTCAACACCTACAACAGGAATTCTTTCATCTGATCCTGTAGATGATCTTGTTTCGAGTGGTGCGTATCTAAAGATTGGTTCCTTACTTGTTACTACCCCTGCTGCGTGAATACCAGTACCACGAATACGGCCACGAAGTTGTTCTCCATAGATCTCTACTTCTGGATACTTCTCACGAAACTCATATGTTGATTTTGATGTACAGAAATCATCCCATGAGTCTACAGTCTTCAAAACTTTATTTACATCTGATAGAGGAATATTTAATACTCGTGCAACATCTCTAACAATTCCCTTGCCAGTAAACTCAAGGAAGGTAGCAATAGATGCAACATGTCGATACTGTCTAACAAGATAGTCTTTTACTTCTTCACGACGAGTATCCTGAATATCTGTATCAATATCTGGAAAGTCATTACGCTCTGGATTAATAAAACGGAAGAACAAAAGATTGTGCTCAATAGGATCAATGTCTGTAATCTTTAGTGCATAGCAAACAAGAGAACCAGCAGAAGAACCACGACCTGGACCTACCATAATCTCTTCCTTCTTTGCCCAGTTGATCATGTTACTTACAACAAGGAAGTATGGAGCAAACTTCTTATCTTTAATAATCTTTAACTCTTCATCAAGCCTATCAAGATACTCTTGGTTTTCTGACAAACCACGCTCTACCAAACCTTCTAATGCAACCTTGGCAAGTTCTTTGTCTGGGCTCTTGTACTGTACTGGTAGAAGGTTTAGACCTTCTTGAATTCCATAGTCTCCTACTGTGTCTGCTAATAGGAGTGTGTTTGAGTATATGTCAGGTCTATCAATACCCTGCGATTCCATGGCTGCCTTCATCTCTTCATATGATAGCAGGTGGATATCAAACTTATTAAATGTAATCTGACGGTCTTCGCCATAAAGGTAGTCAAGGCGTTCCATCATGCTGCCCTTTTTCTTTGACTTTTCATATGTTGCATCTTTTACAAACTTACCGTGGGTGTTCATAAGCAACTTAAATTCTTGAACTTCTTTTTGTGACGAGTCTACATGGTGGCAGTCTGGTGTTACAACAACCTTAATTCCAAACTCATCTGCAAGTTCAATTAAATATTTATTAATATGTGCTTCGTTGTGAGGCATGACTTCAATATAGTAGTCATCTTCAAAGCGTTCCTTAAACCAAGATATATATTTCTTAGCAAGAGCAAACTCTTCTTCTTCAAGTGCTTTAACTAAAACGCTACTTGGGCATGCAGAGGTTACGATAATTCCTTCTTTATATTTTTCCAAAATAGTAAAATCAAATCGTGGCTTCTTAAAGAAACCATCTGTCCAAGATAGTTCACTAATCTTGTTTAGGTTTTCTAAACCAATTTGATTCTTGGCTAGAAGGATAATGTGGTTGTAGACAAGATCTTGTTGACCTTCTCTTTCAGACTTATCTCGTGTATCAGATATGTCTGCACACATGTATCCCTCTAGCCCAAGAATTGGCTTTATGCCCTTTGCTTTTGCAATACGGTGCAGTTCCCTATGCCCAGATAAAGTACCGTGGTCAGTGATGGCAATTGCTGGCATCCCTAACTCAACTGCACGG